TAAATCTTTGGAACAAATACGTCGTTTGTGGATCGTGCCGTAACGCTAAATAAACGTCCGCCAATCAAGATCTGTTCGCCAACCTGGAAAGTCTCGTCGGCGGCAATGCACTCGGCGTCGAGTTCAGAGTTGATGTCGTCTTCCGGGACATTCTTGGTAAACGTGCTGCCCGAAAGCCATACGCCCGTAATGCGGAAGGTGTTTGGCGCAATCAGACCTTGCCGGCGTGGGAAGCCTGTGCCAACACCCGGCATACCTTTACCGGAATAACCGCAAATCTTGCGGCGTTCTTGACCTGTAATTTCCCAGCCTTCAGAGTCGCGTTCTTGACCGATGCGTGAAATCACACGCCAGTTGACGCGATAGTTCGTGCCGTTTGGTACAGGATTGGAGATTCCAAAAATGGTGCTGTTACTTGGGGTGTATGCCTGGCTGAACGATGGAAAGCGATGACCGCTGGGGTCTCCACTATTACGTCCAACATCACTGCCGTAATGTTTTACTAGGTCGCCGCTGGATTGTGTGCGCCAGTAGAAAGCAAACTGTGTATCGTCAACAATATTTAGAGCATTATTTCCAAGCCAAACGCCCTCAAGTTCTGGGCGGTCAACACCAAATACGCCAGCGGTGTACAGGAATTTAGCCGTCTGAAATCCGCCCCAGCTGTAGACACGGGACCAGATCAGTTTTGGAGCAATAACGACGCCGCCGGTTGTGCCGGTGTACCGTGTCCAGACCAGGGGGACGGCATCGCCGTAAGTTGCAATCTCGGCAAGACTGTCGAAGCCGTAAATCGGCGCGTAGCGGTCGCGCCCTTTAACGCTGCCAAGTTGGCGTTGTTTGACTTCCTCTGGAGCACCGGGCGGTTTTGGTGTGAGTAAGTAACTGATGCCTGTAAACGCCAGGCCGATGGCAAGGTTAATTAGTACAGCAGTAAGCGATACTTCACATCGAACATCGGGAACAAGGTCGTAATCCGCTGGGCGAACATAATTACCTTTTGTTACTTCTTCTTTGAACCATTGATACTCTTCCTCGCTTAATCCTGCGAGTTCACAGATTTGCTTTTCATACGGAAGTAGTGGGTATTGGCGGGTAGACGCTCCAACGGGCACCAATCCACTTTGCTGCTCTTGTGGCTCATGTGCATTACTCCGTTGCGCCATAACACTCCAAAAGCCCAGCGGTTTTCAGGCAGCAACACCACGTCACCAGTGTAGAGCCGGCCGTCAACACGGGTTCCCCACCGGTACAGCGTTCGTAAGACTGTCCACGTTGGCTGTTCGTACCAGTCGGGGTTGAACGGTGGCGTTGGGATTTCAAGTGCATCCAACGTGTGATACACCAGCCAGATGCAATCCAGTGCGCCGTCTGGATCGCTGCCGTTTGCGCCCAGGCGGTATGGACGCCCTAGGAGGCTGTCTATCCGATTCGCACGTTGCCGCTCATAGGCAGTGGACCCACCAAGTCTTCCGTCAGGAATCGCCATGGAACTTCGATACCAACAGCATCCAAGACGCTGGACAACTGGAGCGTAACGGTGGTTTCGTCTAATGAGCCAGAAGCAACTTGTCCGATGTAGCTAAATACCGGATCTTCGTTACAGATTTCTTCGACGGTGACGACAGCCCGATCACGAATCAAGGTTTCCAGCCAAGACTGACTGAGGGCGTTTGACGGGAAAACAAGGCTGGCTGTGATGTTATCGCCAGAGCGATTTGCCACGGCACCACTAAAACCAAAGGGCAGAAAATCACCGTTGCCCAGCTTGTAGTTTTGGTAAACGGTGCCGTTCAGCGTCAGGCGGTGACCAACGATAAGTGCAGTCATAATCAGACTCCTAATTTGCGGCGAACGCTAGGGGCACTGCGCAAGGTGTTGAAGGTCATGGCTTGACCCATCTTGGCGGCATCCCTCATGCCACGGGTGAACTGTTCTTCGGTCACAAAGCGCATCCCGTTAATGTCGGTCACGTTGTAATTGATATCGAGTGCTTGTGGTGCTCGTTGTGCCGGAGCGTTGCCGCTAAGGACTGATTCGCCGCGGGCGCCAGCGGAATACCTGGCCATGGCGGAAGACATTTTGCTGGCTGGAATGATGTACTCAGCTTCACCGCCTTCACCAACCATGCCCATCGTTGGACTGGTTACCAAACCGCCATCAGCGAAAGCTTTGAAGCCGCCGGGGACATATCCCCCTTCAGCAAAACCAAAGGCAGAAAAAGCCTGCCTAATAGCAAATTTAACAAACATCATCCCAATTTCCTTCAACACACCAGACGCAATCTCTTTTAATGCGTCACTCAAGCTTTTCGTCCCATCTAGCAGGCTTGAAATACCAGCATCAATGGCGTTGACAATTCCATTCTCAATGGTGGAAGCAATGCCGCCATACAAAGCCTTTAGCTCGGCAGCTCTTTGCTTTTCTTTTTCCTCTTTTTTTTCCCTTTCTTCGCGCTTCTTTTTCTCCTCTTCTGTTTCCTGTTTTGACCTATCAACCTGTCCTTTTTGAAGTTTAAGTATTTCTTTGATCTTGTCAATTTGCTCCTGAAGTGCCTTTGCTACATCGCTTTCGGCCTTGAGTTTTGCCTTTGCTCCTTCAAGCTCAGCAAGGCGGAGAGTCAAAAGCTCTGATTGCTTTTCGGCAGCAAGCTCAAGCTGCGCATATTCTTTTGCAAGTTCAGGATTGATGCCTTGCGCCAGTAATTGTTGATATTTATTTTCAAAAGCTAGTCGCTCCGCAGATCCCTTAACAAGGTCGGCCAATGGTTGCGTGAGCTGGTCAACCTCTTGACTTAACGCTTTCTGTAATTCAAGTGCATTTGTTTGCAGAGCATTACGCTCTGCCATCTGCAGATTCAGCGTTTCTTCCGCGCTCTTGGCTTCGTTTAATTTATTTGCGTATTCGCGTTTAATATCATTTTGCCTAACAATTGCCTCGGTGATTTGACGTTGAAGTGGCTCAGCGGTTTGCGCGACTTGCAGCCTGCCTTTTTCAACTGCCAATGCTTCGGCCGCCGCCGCTTTTTGCTTGGCGATCTGTTCAGCAAGACGCTCGGCATCGGTTTTACCTTTTTTCTTTTTGCTTGCTTCATCCTCGCCTCCAAAAGGAGTTTGCGGTATCGGCGTGGGAGTTGGAAGTCCACCAGCGCCGGGCGCCCTCGTTGGCAATGCAAGAACACCACGAGCAAAACGTTGGCGCTCAGCAAGAATTCGTTCGCGTGTGTTACCCAAGCCACGACCAAAACCACTGATTTGGCCAATTGCCTGCATCGGTAGATTTTTTTTGCGTTCCTCTTCAATCGCAGCCAATGTTTTGCGCGCCGCTTCTTTAGATGCCGCCGGGGCCGATCCACCAAAAACTCCCGCTGCGCCGCCAGCCTGCCTGACACCACGCAAGCGATCAAGTTCCGCCCTGGCTTGCAATACTGCTTGGATGCCATAAACCGCGATATTGACGGCAATAGCGATTGTTCCAATTGAAGCAAGGCTTGCCAAAATGCCACGCAAACCAGCCAGTGCCGGTGTTGCACCAGCCGCTGCAGCCTGAAGTGTTCTGGTGTTAGCTGTATAAAGAGCAAAGGCAGAAGAGCTAGCGGTTGCCGCAGTACCTGTCGCCGCAGTTGTTGCAGCCATGCCAGTCATTGCGGCAATGTAACCTGCGCGTAACGCTATTACAGCTTGAATTGCTTTTTGTAGAGCAACATAAATTGCGATAACTTTAACTGTTTCTCCAATAAGTTTTGCAATAGGCGCGGGTATCGCGCTAATTGCATCGGCTAGCCCATTTATTGCACCTGTTACATCAGTAACGCTTTTGACTAATTCTGGTCCAAATACTCGACCGAGTGCCTCACTTAAATTTTTGAACGCTGTGTCAAGTGCCTTGAGTTGATTTACAAGACTGGCTTTCATTGCTTGAAAATCTTTGTCTGTTTTGCCCGCCGCACCACCAATTGATTCAAGAGCTGCCTGATAATCTTTGCCGCCTTTTGCCGCTGCCGCAAACGCACCTCTGACAGCTTCTTGCCCACCAACCATTTGCGTGGCTAGCTCTGGGTTTTTCTGCATTGCTACAGCAAGTTTGCCCATCAAAGATTCAAAGCCTTCACCTTGAATACCGGCAAGAGTCCAGTTAATGCCCAGCGCCGCCGCTGCGTCCGCGCTTTCTTTTGATGGCTTAAGAATTGTTGCCAGCGTTGAGCCAAGTCCTGTAAATGCAACCTCAGCAGTTGCCCCATTTTTAGTTGCCGCCGCAACAAATGCGTTGACTTCATCAAGGCTTACGCCTGCAACTGCCGCAACAGACGCAACACGACCTAATTGACTTGTGTAATCAGACCATTCAACTTGGCCGTACTCAATAGCCTTGCTGATGCTGTCAGTAACTTTGATCGCCTGATTACCACTCAGTCCATAAGCGTTCAGGGTTTTAGTCAGTACCTCGGTAACCTGCGTTGTATCAGCAAGACCACCAACAGCAGCCTTTGTTGCAGCCTCTACAAGTCTGAGATTTGCGCCTGTTTCAGTAAAACCAGCCGACAAGGCTTGATAGCTAGCCGCCGCAAGCTCAGCTTTGCTTGCAACGCCGCCAAGATTTTTGCTGAGCTGCCCTAAGCCTTTGTCCAGCGCTGTTACGTCGCCGCCAACAGTGCCAAGACGCCTCAGATTTGTGTCTAATTCTTTTACGTCTTGAATAACCTTGCTGATGGCAAAACCAGCGCCAAACGCAGCAGCGGCTGATGTCAGAGCATTAAAAGCCTGCTCGGTGGCTCTTGCCCCAACCTGAACTTCACGCAGTTTTTGGGTTGCGCCACGGCTATCAACATTGATGGCAACGTTGGCGACGACAGACACGGCACAACCCTTTTGCTATCAGCAGTCTACCGGCGTCGCTTCATCTGACGTTCCTGCTCTTCGTTTTGCAGCTCAAAATAACTACTCCACAAAAGCAGTTCTTCTAAGGTCACCTCTTGACTCAGGCGAGCCAATGTATATCCCAGCTCTTTGGCAACCCCAAGCTGCAGCAGCAACAGGTTGTCTTTTTTGAGATCAGCCTTTATGGCTTTTCATGTCAAGGTCTTTTTCTTCCTCAGGGTTTGTGATGATCGCCAGCATCAACGCCTGCAGGTCTGCATCCATCACTTCGTTTTTCAGTTCAGCAATTTCGCCAGCCTGAAACAGACGTTGGCCGGCATCGTCAACAGCCTTTGTCACCAGTAGATTCAGCGCAAAACCATTGGGGTCATCACCGCCGGGCATCTTCTGCGCACGCTCACGCTCAGCCATCGTCAACGGGGCGCTGTAAAACTCAAATACGTCACCGTTCGCCAAGGTCACCACACGCTTCACGGGCGTCAGGTTTGCGGCCTTTTTCAGACGGGCAAGGGCTGACGATGTAGGTGCGGGCATAAAAATCGGTTGTTTGTTGTCACTTTAGACATAAAAAAGCCCCCGGTGCAACCCAGGGGCCAATCTGAACATTCCTCGCAAGCCTATCAAGCAGAGGTGCTGAAATCAAAAGTCGGCACGCCGGAGGGCCGGAAGGTGATTTCAACCTGCTGAGCGTCGTCGGGGTTGATGTTCAGGCTTGCGGTCAGCAGCACAGCATCCATAGCGATGGAGCGGCTGAGAGCCTCAGAGCTTTGCTTGTCGGTATACAGCTTGAAGGCGCAACCAACTTGCTGGCGCTGCAGCACATCTTCCACCATCCGGTTCGACAGAGCGCTGTCTTCGTTGGTGACGTAGATGGTTGCCGTACCACTGCCATCAGCGAAGCCAGGGATGTAGGCACGGAAAGGTGCATACTGACCAGCGGTTTGACCGATGGTTGTAACATCAATCTCGGCGCGGCTGATTTCAAAGCCCCAGGACTGCACTTGGCCTACAGCGGCGTAATCGGCGTAGTACACCTCAAACTCGTTAGGCGCAGCAGCAGTACCGTCGTCGGACAGGTTGACCGCAGAACCAC